CCGCCGATAAGAAGGATAAGGGGTTCAAGAGATTGAGTAAGAAGATCCAAAAGGAACGTGACGCTGATGTGGACAAGATCAAAGAGAAGGTCTCTGATATTTTCCGTGATGAACAGCGTCGTATGAAAGGGTACTTTGACGAACATAACAAGTTGGTCAAAAAGACTGACGCACCCAAGAAGAGGGGGAAGAAGTCTATCGACTTTTACGAAAAGTAAACCATAGTGTACACAAAACAAAAAACATTGCCAGGGGTGGATTGTCCCCGAACTTCTCAGACAGTAGAGCACACACCACGCTGTACTGGACGAGCCTAACTTCTTGTTGTGTTTTAACCATAGTACGTTTCATAGACCCCCTAGACTTTTGAAGACCCGTGACAGCTGTACTTATTTTACCTATCGTCCCAGGAATCTCCGCGGTCTTCATGAATATATCACCAACATCCACAGATTCTATTATTTGTTGTTGAATGAGAGGTTCCAAGTATGTGAAATAGTTGAAATCTGGATCCAATTTGATACAGATACCCTCTATCGTGGAGAATGCCTTGGCGAGATACACGAAACTACTCGGCACGACGAATGGTTTTTCCATGGCGAGTTGCATCGCGAGGTCATCATTCACAATCCCAGAACCATCCAAGGTCTCTAAGTACCCCAAGATAGTTTCAAAGAAGAGTTCAATATCAGAAACATCTGAGGATGTTGGAACAATCACACCCAATTTGACTAGGGTATCAACTATACCAGCAGTGTCTCGTGTGACTATAAATCCAAAGAGGGACTTGAACCCATCTCTCAGTTCTTCAGAGAGTGGCACGAGTAGACCAAAATCATAAAAGACAAGTTTCCCTTTGGGTGAAAACCCCAAGTTACCCGGGTGTGGGTCAGCATGGAATATACCATTGTCCATAGTTTGAATAACATATGCGTTTATCAGGGCTTCGCATATCTTCTTCTTATTCACTTTGGGATCTGTAATTTCAGTCAACTTTACTGAAGGTACATATTCCATTACAATCATTTCATCGGTAGAATACTTTTTATACACTCTTGGAACTTTTACCCAATCAACATCTTTCATACTTTTTCGAAACTTTATAGCATTATCAATCTCTTGTTTATAATCAGCTTCCCCCAAAAGATATTCTATAGACTCATCGAGAACTGAACCAGAACTGTTTCCTGTATCGATGCCTATTTTTTCCAAGGTCTGTACAATAGTCCGTATAGTGTCGGTATCTTCCTTCATAATATCCAGAATTCCTGGGCGTTTTATTTTTACAACAACTTTTTGACCGTTTTGGAGTACAGCCATATGGACTTGACCGATACTCGCGGATTTAAATGGTACAGGGTCAAATTCTTTAAAAATCTCATAATCTATGACGGTCTCGAATTCTACGGGTGGGACATCATCTTGAAGTGATTCCAATTCTTTTGTAAATTCTGGGGGGTAGAGGTCCCCCCTCGTCGAAGCGATCTGACCTAATTTTACAAATGTTGGTCCAAGGTCGAGGAGTTCCACCTTTGTCCATTGACCAAGCTCTTTTTTGTTTTGTACAGTGGCATTCTTCCATAGAAACTTACCTGCAAACTTCCATGTTTTCAACTTTCTACTAGGAAGTTTGATTGGTATATGTTGAGCAACACATAACATTCTACAATAAACCTATATAATAATCTATGACTAATTATAGAATGAAGGTTCATATCGTAGGAGCTGGTCCAACAGGTCTGTCTCTCGCGTGGGAAATTCTAAAATCAGGAAAACACGAAGTCACTATTTACGACAGAAAAGTTTCAGGTGGTGGTTCCTGGTGGGAGCCAGGGGGCGAGAAGAGAGATCTTCACGCACATAGACTTCTATTTGATCGTGCATTCATCAACTTCAAGTCTCTCATCACCGAGATGGGTATAAATTGGCATGACCTTTTCTTACCCGTCGACAAAAAGAAATACTTTGGCTTCATGATTCGATCACTGAGCCCTGGAGATTACGTCACCCTCGCACTTCTGTTCACGAAAGTATATGCTTTCCCTGAAAAATACAAACGTACACCTCTTAAGGATGCCCTCGGACCACTGAGTAAAAAGGGTTCGAAATATGTCGAACACATGCCCCTCATCATGGATGGAGTTACATGGAATGTAATGTCCGCCTACGAATTTGTTAAAAGTTTTGATCATGTAGGACTTTCTGGTATTTATACACAGAGGGTTTCAGGTAAAGTGATGTGTGACGCCATGGAAAAGGCTGTTATGGATGCTGGTGCAAACTTTGTCTTTGGGACAGAGTTGTTAAGTGTTGAGTATGGTGAAAATGATTTCGTCGCGACGTTTTCGGATGAAAGAGTTATTAAGGATGGAGTTCTCTTTTTATGTTTAGACAATAGTCCAGCTCTCAAATTGCTAGGGGACAACTGGGGACCAGATGCATTCAAGAAAGTGAGTGAAAGTACATACGGCGCCATAAATGTTCTTCTCGATTACGATACCCCAATTGAAATAAAAACAGACATAGAAATCTCAACCACCACAGAATGGAATTTACAACCTAAAGTTCTCTCCGATTGTAAAACCATATCATGTGTCATTTGTGATCTCACACCAGAAATTCTCAAAACTGATCCAGAAACTCTAAAGGCTGGGGTCGTGAGACAACTCGGTGTCCCCACACCAAAGTCTATACGGATCGGGTGGGGTGCAGAATGGAAAGACAACAAATGGGTCTTCACACAATCGTCGGGTGTTCTCAGTCTTCATGGACAACTCCCATTTTTTGGGAAGTGCCCCAAGGTTGCCATGTGTGGTATGATGTCGCCGCGAGACACACCGTATTCGAGTGTCGAAGCCGCGACTGAAGTTTCCAGGTCTCTAAGTCATATCTGTTTTGGAACAAGACCACCCATGAAACCCATCTTACTGTCTCAGGTCATGTTATTTGTGTTTGTAGTACTTATAGTTTTACTATTAGTATATCGTATATGAAGTTATCAGCTAAAGTGTACGAACCCATGTACGAACACAATGAAAAAAAGTACATCCGCTTCACGATTCCCCAGAGGGTTTCTGAAATGATAGAGCGAATGCACGCGAATAGGGTACACCTACTCACCAACAAGAGTGTGAGTAATCCACTCGAAGGTCATGTTCTAAAAGTAAAGGTTCCATTCCGATATAGGAGAGTGATGTGCGAAGTTAAGGGGCGACCCTTGCAGTCTCTTATACGGGGTGATGAAGTTGAAATCGAAATAGATTTCAAGGGTATTTGGAATGTGGGAGATCACTCAGGCTTTTCTTGGATACTCTCGAGCTCCTCAGTGGGCTCTACCGGCTGATTGGGGTCATTGGGGAGGTCAATTGTCTTGAGACCACCCTTCTTGAACTCCTCGAAGGTGGAGAGCATCCCTTGCATACGGAACAAATCCTGTGTCGTTCTCTCGAGGCTCTCACGGAGCTTCTTAATATTATCTTCAACGTCGACGGTAGGCATTGTACCTATTTAAAGTTTGTACCCTTTAAATAAGTATGCTCACCAGAACCGGATACCTGGTGAGTGAGGGACCAATTCAAGAAATTAAAAAGGAACTTACCGTAAGACCCATCGTCAATGGAGACTACGGATTTCCTCCCCCGCCTTTCAAAGTTTTTAGACCAACTAAGAATGGAGTCTGCATTCCAAGATTCTATGGAACCGATAAACTTGGAGAACCCAAGGAAGATAAGAGACCCGAGCCCACCCGGATCCGAACCAAGTTTGTCGGACAGCTCAGAGACGCGACACACCAAAATGATGCCCTCGCAGCAGCGATTAAAGCAGGTCACGGTGTCCTTTCTCTACCATGCGGCTATGGGAAGACGACGGTATCCTTGGCAATAGCGTGTAAATTGGGATACAGAACGATGATCATCGTCCATAAACAGTTTCTCGCGGATCAGTGGCGTGAACGTATCCAACAGTTTTGCCCGGGAGCTACCATCGGGGTCGTACAACAGGATAAGAAGGAGGTAGAGTGTGACTTTGTAATCGCGATGCTCCAGTCCCTCTCCCTCAAAGAATATAGTTTCTCAGACTTCGAGAGTATAGGGACGCTCATCGTTGACGAGGCACACCACATCTGTGCGAAAGTTTTTAGTCAAAGTCTCTTCAAGATGTGTCCCAAGCACATTTACGGACTCTCAGCAACCCCAGAAAGGAAGGATGGTCTCACCAAGGTTCTCCACTGGTTCATGGGACCCACATTCTTCGCCGTTGAACGAAAAAACCAGGAACAGGTGGAGGTTTTCCCCATAACATTTGACTCACCAAATTATAGGAACCCACCACCATCCATGAGAAATGGGAAGATTTCCATGCCCAACATGATTACCCAAATTGTTGAGGATAGGTCAAGAAACCAGATGTTAGTAGAGCTCGTAAAGAAAGCATCAGCTGGAACGAGGCAACTTCTCGTTCTCAGTGACCGTAGACAACATTGTGAGTTTCTTCATCAGTGTTTCCCCAAGACATCGGGTTTGTATATGGGTGGTATGAAAGAGGCGGCGCTCCAGGAATCCTCAAAGAAGAAGATCATATTCGCAACATTCAGTCAAGCCCACGAGGGTCTAGATATCCCAACACTCGATACAGTTATCTTAGCCAGTCCCAAGTCTGATATTACCCAAAGTATTGGTAGAATCATGAGAGAGACAAAGGGGAAAAAGAATGACCCACACATCTACGATGTACACGATCCATGGTCGATCTTCACAGCCATGTATTACAAGAGAATGAAGGTGTATAGACAAGGTGGTTTCAACATTCGAGGCAAATTCACGGAGGAACCCAAGAGTGATTTCCCTCAGGGAAAGTGTCTGTTTTTATAATCTGAACATCTATTAAATATGTCTGGTGCATTAATACAACTTGTCTCAAAAGGTGTACAAGACGCATACCTCATAAGTGATGAGGGGCATTCCTTCTTCCGTACGAAGTTTACAAGACATACAAATTTTTCGCAGGTCCCTAAACTGATTAAAACGATAAATGATAACGATACCTCGATCACGATCCCGGTTCTCGGTGACCTCATTAACGCCTTGTGGTTCGAAGGTTCTTCCAATACCCTCACGATGTTTTCCAATTCTACTATTGACCTGTATATAGGGGGTCAGAAGGTCGATTCACACCATTTCGACTATTACACCGATATATGGTCAAATTATCTCGCGGACACCTGCACTAAATCACGAGATTTGAACAGTAAATCCTCCAATGAAAATCCAGGGTTCATACCATTACACTTTTTCTTTTGTGACCATAAGGCATTTTTACCTCTCGTCGCCCTCCAAAATCACCAAGTCGAAATAAAGATTAACTATGACCAAACCAGTCTCGCTGGATTGACGGATGAAGATAAAAAGATTGAAGTGTACGGTAATTACATTTTTTTGGATAAAGATGAAAGAGAGGCTATCATTCAACGACAGTTGGATCTCGTGATCACACAGGTTCAACGGGTAGAATACAAACTTAACACATTCGATGGATACAATACACTTGACTTAAGCCCGTTCAACCACCCAGTTAAATCGTTGTTTTTTGGCTTCAATGCAACCGTGAGTAATTATAAAATTGACTACTTTACGTTTACTGGTGCCGATTTACAAATCAATGGTACGTATTTATTTGAAAATATGAAACCCAATTATTTCCATACCGTGCAAAATTATTATAAATCTCAATACGGTGTTTCTGAATTTGATTCGACCCGAAACGTGATGGTATACACGAGATATTTCGCCTATCACTTCTGTATGAACGCGTCGGAGTATAGTCCATCGGGATCGTGTAATTTCAGTCGTTTGGACAACGCTAAAATGATCATAAGGGGTGCGTCCATTGGCGCAGGAAGAGTCCCTGGTCAACCCCTATACATCTATGCAGTTAATTACAATGTGCTTAGGATCAAAAATGGGTTGGGTGGTGTATTATTCGGGAATTAAACGTACTACGGAGGAAGACCCCGCGGTAGATTCAATATACATTTATGCCCTGATGGCATCTGATACGGCTAAAGCAACTACGCCTAAGATGAAAGCTATCACGACGTAATTTAATTCACTCTCCTCTAAACCAACCTGAACATTCAGGGGGGTGACAGCAGGTGGATCCACCACCAACTGTTTGGGAGGTTCCAGTTCCTCCAATGGATAGTACGCTATCATTTATATATATTTAGAGATTAATTTCCTTTTTCGCCTTCCTCTGTCTGGTGGTACGCTTACCTTTGGTGGTGGCGACGTTCACCTCCTTGACTTCACCTCCAGTGGAATCACCAGAAATTGAGATGATGTCGGAGATGTCATCCTCATCATCCTGGGGTTCGAGGGGGGAGATTTTCGTCGTGTTCATGGGGGGAGCGGGTGGCATCATAATCCCACCCATCAAACTTGATATATCGATACCTGGACCCTGCATCTGGTACTCACCAGAACCACCCACGGGAGCATCCGTTGTAGGACCCCCTGGAGCACGAGTGGTGTTCTGGACCGCCGCCATCATATTCTTCACCAGGTCGGGGTTCTGCTTCATCACATCGTTCATGTTGGGCATCACTGACTTGAACATACTATTGGTCAGGTGGAACATCATCGCCGAACCACCCAACATCATGATCAACTTGATTTCGGGGGCGACGCTGACCTTCGAGCGATACTTCACGTACAATTCCTCGAAAACACCATCGTAATCATCGACACCTTCCATCACTGACTCAGACCAACCCTCGAGTTGGATCTCGAAAGGGTTGTACCTCTTGTTGAGAAACTCCAGCCCAGTCACACACGCCACGAGCATCCGTCGAGAGAAACGAACAGACTGTTCCACGTCAATGCTATATGTGATTCGCTTCACCTCTGACCTGAGCTCTTCAACATTAGAGTACGCGTTGAGTCTCTTGTTCACCGCGAACCCCTTCTTTTCGAGGCGACTCAATTTATTGATGAGATCAGCCTTCTCCTCGTCGATAGAGGTGTATCCCTTCGTCGGTTGTTCTCCCTGTTGACCGGGACCAGGACCCATATCCATGTCTTGGTCGTCGTACATCTCTTCCTCCCCATAATCAATCTCTTCATCTTGTTGGTGTTGCACAGGAGCAGACTGTTTGTTGGGATTCACAAAAGCATCCATACTTTCCTGTTGCTGGGGCATAGGTGGTGGATTTCGAGTGGGTCTGGTTGGTCTTGGAACACGCTGGGTTTGTGGAGTAGATATTTCAATCTCATCCATGATGGCCTGTTCATCCGCATCTAATTTCATAATGTTGGTATTTCCTCTGTCGAGTACGATTTCTTCGTCCATCTACTCTTTATGTAGAAACTAAAAAAATTACCTTTAACGCAGTTTAAAAAAATATTTGTACATTATAAATGTTTACCCTTAATCGTACCAGTCGTAATGCGCTCTCAATGATTGTCATCCTTCTCGTGGTCATCTCGGCTCTCGCCGCTTTCAGGACTACCACCACCAGTAAATACCAGCCCAAGCCCATCACCGTCAAGACTGTCAGTGATGCTTCAATTTTTGATCTCCCAGTCAGCTTGGAATGTACTGCCGGGTCTGGGAAAAAAGATAGTCCCTACTCCAAGGGTCTCACACCAGGTGGTATCTGTGGCGCCCAGGAACTCGTGAGTGCACACGCTGGGTATGAGATTACCGATGGAATTGGTGGATCTTTAATCTAAGCTAATATAAATGGCTCTCATTACAACTCTCAGTGAGAGTATCCCTGATCTCAATTATGAGTATCACACAGTGACGATAGATACAATTGGACAGAGTAGCGCCAATGTTTTCACATGTCATCTCCAAAATCCACTAAAAAATGTTGTTCAGGCTAGACTGTTAGCCACTAATATTAATACGACAACTGATACGAAACACTGTTATATTTCCATTAGCGAACTTGATACAATTTTCAGTGATAGAGCTTCAAATGTTTATGAAGGTCAAAGTTCGATGAGTATGCTAAGAAATTCGTTTGCGAGTATCATAGGTGAAGGTACGACATCGTTCAATTTTAAAGATAATTATCCCATTGTGACCCAATATATCGATCCTATTCGTACGATTGATCGATTTACAGTGACTCTCAGAAACCAAAATGGTGTACCTATTACACCATCTAGCCCCGTTAAAAATAATTTTATAATTCTTCGTTTCGTGTGTAGAAAACCCAATTTGTAATTTTCTCCCTTTACTATAGTATACCATGTCTGCAGGCATTGTTCAATTGATCGCTATCGGAGCCCAGGATGAATACATCATGGGTGACCCCGAAATTTCGTTCTTTAGTTCAACGTTTAAACGACATGCTAATTTTTCACAATCCATCGAAAAACAAACGATCCATGGAGCGGTGAAAAACAATTCAATGTCCAGTGTTCATTTCGAACGATCTGGCGACCTTCTCGGCTATGTCTATTTTACAATCGATAATATCACATCAGCCCTTGATATTCAAAGGTGGGATACCATCATAGATAAAGTGGAACTTCTCATCGGTGGTTCGGTCATCGATACCCAAGATTCCATATTTACTGAAAAAATTGCGATTGATACATTCGCACAAAACGTTTCCAGAAGTGCGAATGGTACACACCCAGGTGTGAGTGCGCGTTCATACTTTTACCCCCTTCGCTTCTTCTTCTGCGAGGGTCCTCAATGCGCCTTACCCCTAGTAGCCTTAAACTACCATAATGTTGAACTTAGGATTCACTGGGCTACGGCGGCAGCGGACTACAACGTAGAGTGCTATGCGAACTACTATTATCTCGATAACGAGGAGCGTGGTAACATCGCAATGAGGAAACATGACCTTCTCATCACCCAAGTACAGAAAAACATTCCATCTCGTACACTCGTCCAGGATCTCACATTTAATCACCCCGTGAAGTATATCGCCTCATCGGATACGACCACGGATGGTGCGCTCACTTCACCCCTTAATAAAATTAAGTTAAACATCAATGGTACGGATATGAGTAATTATAAATGGGGAAAACCACATTTTATTGATGTGATGAGTTACTATCACACAAACTTTGTGACGTCCCCAGATTTCTTTCTCTATTGTTTCTGCCTCTCAACAAGCTCACTTCAACCCACAGGTACCCTCAACTTCAGTCGTTTAGAGTCCGCTAAGATCATGAGTGAATCAATGCCTATCAACGACCCGATATATGCGGTCAACTATAACGTCCTCCGTATCGAGAACGGTATGGCGGGACTCCTCTACGCGAATTAAAATGCTAATCTATATTAAATGGTCAAGAACTTGCCGACAGTCGAACGATCTACAAAAATTAGGTTCGGTAAGAACGCAACAGAGAACCAGGGTGAGAATACGATCGTGTTCAATGCCAGTGATGTCCAGATTGATGCTACACAACCGGGATCGGTGTACATGACCCCTTTACGTCAAGTGCTTGATATTTCCGATCGAGGCAACAAGATCCTCACGTATAACCGAGATACAAAAGAGGTGTCTGATTCGGGGGTGGCTGCCGTAGACGTTTTACAACCAAGTTTACAAGCCACGACAAACCTCGGAAACACAACGACAAACACAACCGAGTTTAGGAATACCGTGACGAGTCTCGTGACGACCGCGAACGTAGGTATCGCAAATTCTTCACCAGTTCATACCCTGGATGTAGGTTCGAACCTCTATGTCGATGATACAGGTTCGAATGTCCTCGTCGTGAATGGAAATACAAACATTAAGGGAGATATAGTCGTCCAAGGAAACGCTCAAATCGATGGTGTCCTCACTGTGATTAACACTGAAAACCTGACTATCACAGATGCCATAATAGAATTGGGAAGAAACAATACGGTTGGGGATACAACAATCGACCTCGGTCTTATCATGACTCGACCAGGTTCAAACGTCACTGTAGGATTTAGAGAAGTTGAGAATGAGATGGTACTCGCCTACACACAAAGTAGTGCGGAAAGTAAGACGATCACCCCACTAACATCTGAGACCCTGGATGTACACGTGTACGGTCGTGTTCTCACCGAGTCTAATGTTGGTATCATAAACACGAGCCCCATTCACACATTGGATGTGGGATCCAATCTTTTCGTAGATGAATACGGTTCGAATGTTTTGGTCGTCTCCGGAAACACGAGTATTAGCGGTGACTTCACAGTGGATGGGGAAACATTCTTTGTGGATGTAGGGGGTAAGTCTGTGGGTCTTGGAACAGTGACACCCGACGCCAATCTCCATGTCGTCGGTAATGTGTACATTTCCTCAAACCTGACGGTGGATGAAGATACCCTTCATGTGGATGCGACGACCAATTCCGTTGGTATTGAGACCAAGAACCCTCAAGCTAATCTCCACGTTGTTGGAAATGTCTACGTGTCCTCAAACCTCACAGTCGACGAGGATACCCTTCACGTGGATGCTGGGGGTAAGTCCATAGGACTTGGAACGGTGAACCCCTCCGCAAACCTCCATGTTGTGGGGAATGTGTATGTTTCCTCAAATCTCACTGTCGCCACGGATACTTTCCACGTGGATGCGACGACACATAGTGTCGGAGTCGAGACCAAGAACCCCTCCGCCAATCTCCACGTTGTTGGGAATGTCTATGTGTCTTCCAATTTAACCGTTGATGAAGATACTTTCCATGTGGATGTGGTGAACGACTCCATAGGACTTGGAACGCTGACCCCCCAAGCTAACCTACATGTCGTTGGTAATGTTTACGTGTCTGATGACCTCACAGTCGCCACAGATACATTCCATGTTGAAGCCTCGACTGAACGCGTGGGTATAAAAACAAAAACACCGGATGCGGAACTTCATGTCGTTGGGAATGTCTATGTCTCCTCGAACTTGACTGTCGATGGTGATACCCTCCATGTGGACGCCGAGAACGACTCAATTGGAGTCGGGACCAAGAACCCTCAAGCTAATCTCCACGTCGTTGGAAATGTCTATGTGTCTTCAAACCTGACTGTCGATGGTGATACCCTCCATGTGGACGCCGAGAACGACTCAATTGGAGTCGGGACCAAGAACCCCCAAGCTAATCTCCACGTTGTTGGAAATGTCTATGTGTCTTCAAACCTGACTGTCGATGGTGATACCCTCCATGTGGATGCGACGACCAATTCTGTGGGAATTGAGACCAAGAACCCCCAAGCTAATCTCCACGTCGTTGGAAATGTCTATGTGTCCTCGAACTTAACCGTGGATGAGGATACCCTACATGTGGATGCGACGACCAATTCTGTGGGAATTGAGACCAAGAACCCCCAAGCTAATCTCCATGTCGTTGGTAATGTGTACGTGTCCTCGAACTTGACTGTCGATGAGGATACCCTCCATGTGGATGCGACGACCAATTCCGTTGGTATTGGAACGCTGACCCCTCAAGCTAATCTCCATGTCGTTGGTAATGTGTACGTGTCCTCGAACTTGACTGTCGATGAGGATACCCTCCATGTGGATGCGACGACCAATTCTGTGGGAATTGAGACCAAGAACCCCCAAGCTAATCTCCATGTCGTTGGAAATGTCTACGTGTCTTCAAACCTGACTGTTGATGGTGATACCCTACATGTGGATGCGACGACCAATTCTGTGGGACTTGGAACGCTGACCCCCCAAGCTAATCTTCATGTCGTTGGTAATGTGTATGTTTCCTCAAATTTAACCATAGATACAGACACTTTTCATGTAGATGTGGTGAACGATTCTGTGGGACTTGGAACTGTGAACCCAACCTCAAACCTCCACGTCGTGGGGAATGTGTATGTAAGTTCTACAACTAACTCAACAACAACAACAACTGGTGCTCTTATAATTGCTGGTGGTATAGGTGTTGCTGGGCAAATATATGGACAACACGCCAACTTTGAAGATGTTGAAGCTGATAGTGCAAATATAACAGATACAACAACTTCGACCTCGGCTACAACCGGTGCCCTCAAGGTGGCTGGTGGTATAAGTACTCAAGAAAACTTGAACGTTGGGTCCGTCACAAAGGTGTTATCTGCGACTGATTCCACTTCTAAAACAACTGGTGCTTTAATTGTCACTGGTGGTGTGGGTATTTCGAAGAATATTCATGCTTTAAACGCCAACTTTGAGGATGTCGAAGCTGATAGTGTTACTATCACTGACAATACTACATCCACTTCAGCAACTACTGGTGCCCTCCAGGTTATGGGTGGTATCAGCACCCAAGAAAACCTGAATGTTGGGGGTATTACAAAAGTTTGGGACAATACAACATCTTCTTCTAAAACAACTGGTGCAGTTCAAATTGTAGGTGGTTTAGGTGTATTCGGTCCTCTATTCGGTTCTACAGCCGAATTTGATGGTATAACTAAAGTAACTAATACAACTCAATCTGGTAATCAAACATCGGGTGCTCTCATCGTCTCTGGTGGTTTAGGTGTAGCTGGTAATATGCATTGTGGCGATCTCACATTAACAGGTAATTTAACTGTTACGGGAAACACAACAGTTATCAATTCAAATAATCTTATAGTTCAAGATCCTATATTCGAACTTGGTAGAGATAACACAACTGGAACAGACCTTGGTATAATTATGAATAATCCTTTGACAGGTGGAAACAAGGGTAATGTCGCAATAATTTATGACTTCTCAACTTCCAAGTTAGAAATAGGTCATACACTCAATAGTGCTACCGATTCTACTATTGTCATGAATACAGCAAATACAATCCCAGTAAATATAAATGGCACTCTAGAAGTCACGGGTACAACTACATCTACAACGACAACTTCGGGGTCCTTAAAAGTTGCAGGTGGTGTAGGTGTTGTAGAAAACCTGAATGTTGGTGGTGATCTCAAGGTTTGGGATGGAACTGACGCGACCACAACTACAAGTGGTGCGGTACAGGTTGTGGGTGGACTTGGTGTTGCGAAAACATTATTTGCAGCAGATGTGTCATCAGGAAGTGTTATAGTCTCCGATGGTACAACCTCGACTACTACAACTTCGGGGTCCTTAAAAGTTGCAGGTGGTGTAGGTGTTGTAGAAAACCTGAATGTTGGTGGTGTTACCAAGGTTTGGGATGGAACTGACGCGACCACAACTACAAGTGGTGCGGTACAGGTTGTGGGTGGACTTGGTGTTGCGAAAACATTATTTGCAGCAGATGTGTCATCGGGAAGTGTAACAGCCTCTGGT